AACCGGACGCAAACCACGCTGAAACCAAGTCTTGGATGTTCTTGGATTGATCCTTGCCCTTCTTCTCCTGCCTCTCCGGCGGGTTCTCCTCGATCTCAAAGACCGCGCCTTTGATCTCCTCGCCGTCTTCATCGAACCAACCAAGTGGCACTGAGGTGAGCTTGCCGAAGAAGGGCTGTGGCTCCTCTGTGTCCTTCATCTTGGTGCAGACAATCTCGATACACCCGTCCAGCTTGTTAATCAAGATCGACGCATCAAGGCTTGCCTTCCAAGCGCTCGAGCCTCGCGCCCGCTGCTTGCTGTCCACTGCATGGCCCGAGTGGTGATTGAGGCAGACAGCGGCATTGAGCGCCCTGGCGACGATGTTGCAAGCGTTGAACATGTTGCGCGTGTCCTTTGCGGAATTTTCATCGCCTGACATGTGGTTATTCACCGTGTCAATGAAGATGACCACCGCTTCCTCGGTCGTGATCTCATGGACTGCATTCAGTATCTGAGCGGCAGCGGCAGGGTTGTCGGCATCGATGGCCTTGTTGCTGATGAGCAAGTTATCTAGGCTACTGATGTCGTGATGCTTGCACCATGCGGCGACTCGCTGACGGATACCGTAGTTGCCCTCGCCGGCCATATATACGACGATTCCCGCCTTGGTCTTGTGTCCATGCCAAGGCATCCCTGCGGCTATGTGGCAGGCCATATCGAGCGTCACGAACGTCTTACCCACGCCTGACTCGCCGTAAACCATGCTGGTCGAGCTATCTGGCAACCACCCTTTGATGATCCACTTCAGCGGTGCCGGCTGGCTTAGATAGGACGTTGCGCGGGTGAAGAAATAATCCTGTGTCGACGCCTTCACTGCTGACAGCAGAGCTTCAGCGGCTTCTGAACCCATGCTTGTGTCCGCAGCGATGTCGCTGTCAGGCTCATAGCGGCAGACAGACCGGACAATCTGGGATAGCTCAGACGATGGCAGCGGAATCTCGCAGCGTGTCTCATTCGCCACAGCAAGTGCTGCCAGGATTTCTGCCTCGGTCATGCCGTAGCGCCGCATGGCCCCGCCGAGCGCAGTCAAGCCATTGTTGCGCCCACCCTGGATCAAGTTCGACCCGGTAGCCTGGACTGCATTGGTTGGCTTGCGCTTGACCGTATAGGCATCCTTCCACTCCACCGGCATGCGGAACGGTGCGATGCCATCACTTGGGTCTGACGATGCCTCCCACTCATATGACCGGCCCTCAATGGTCGAAGGATGGGCTACAAAATAGCGGCCATCGGCCAACAGGTCTACGCCGTCAATGAGCTTGCAAGACCTAATCTCTGCGTCATTGACCGCAATGTGATGCTGCCCGCCGCCCGCGGTGAGTTGCATAGGCCCATCCGGGACGCTGCCGTACTGGCTTGTCCATTCGTCCCATGACGTATCGCCGCCGTTTCGCGGGTCAATGTCGAACACCATGATGCCCGAAATGGCCCCTGCGGCGATGCCAATGTTGTAGTCTGGGTTCTGGTGCCACCACCGGGCTATCTGCTCGGCATCTACAGTGGCGTCCCGTACACCGTGCTGGGTAGCGGGGATCTTGCCATTTGGCACCACTGGGATAACATGCCAGCCCCAGGATGCGTAAGTAAGTGCTGCCTCAATCTTGCTTATCATCGCGCTCTGCCTTCAGTGATCCTGCTGTTTTGACTTCGAGTTCGTACTGTCTTGACATAGGGGGATAGGCTCCCCAGGCATAGATCACTTGGGGCCAGACCCCGAGGGCATCGGCAAGCTTCTTCAAGCCGCCGTAGTGGGCAATCGCTTCTTCTGTTTTCACTTTATTCTGACTTTCTTGAAATGGGGTGTTGACATCCTAACAGGAATTCCATAAGATGCACAACATGCGCTGAACAGATGTCCTGACGAGCGTATTTGTGAAGGAACAAAACATGGCACTACAACTCAAGTCAACCGGCAAGCTGATGCTGAAGGGCATCAATCTGCTGGTCTATGGGCAGGCTGGCGCGGGCAAGACAAGCCTGATAGCCACGCTGCCGAATCCTATCGTCCTGTCTGCCGAGGGTGGCCTGCTCTCGATTCAAGACGCTGACCTGCCTTACCTTGAGATCGACGGGATGTCGACCTTGATGGAAGCCTATAGCTGGCTCAAAGAGAGCGCCGAGGCCCAGGCGTACCAGTCTGTTGCTCTGGACAGCATCAGCGAGATTGCCGAAGTCGTGCTGAACGCTGAGAAGAAAGCAACGAAAGACCCACGCGCTGCTTATGGAAACATGCAAGAGCAGATGGCCGACATCATTCGGGCTTTCCGTGATCTGCCGGGACGGCATGTCTACATGTCGGCGAAGTTGGAGAAGACCCAAGACGAGATGGGTCGCGTACTCTACTCGCCGTCTATGCCGGGTAACAAAACCGGACAGGCGCTGCCTTACTTCTTTGACGAAGTATTGGCGCTGCGGATCGAAAAAGATGCCGAAGGTGTGATCCAGCGCGGTTTGATGTGCGACTCGGACGGCCTGTGGCTGGCTAAAGACCGCTCGGGCAAGCTTGACGCCTGGGAGTCGGCTGACCTGGGTGCTGTTATTACTAAGATTGGAGCAAAACGTGGCAACTAAGAAATCTACTATCCCACCACAGACCAGGGTGTCGAGACAGGTCTATGTACTGAACGGCATCACTTATGTGCCGCATTACAGCAAGGACTGTTTTGTAGGCCCAGGCTATGGCTTGAACCACAGGCAGCATATTTATGAATCCACACTGCGACTGAAAAACGCAGAGCCAAAGATGATGCTTTTGTGGGAACCGGAGATTGCAGCATGCAACAAAATCTAAAAGAGTACGTCAACCTGTGGCTTGCCGCAAAAGACGAAGAGCGCGTGGCAATCACTTGCCGGCGGGACGCTGAGGATTGCTTGGTCAAAGCCCTTGAGGTCGCCAAAGACCTTGACGGGACAATGACCACACTGGTTCGTGCTGACCAGTTGACTTACACCGTGCGCGTCCAAGGCCGTCTAACCCGCAAGGTTGATTCAGACGCCCTGCAAGTCATCGCGGCAGAACAAGGTACGCAAGACGCCTTGTCTAGTCTTTTTCGCTGGACTCCAGAAATCAACATGACGGCTTGGAAAGCAGCCGACGATTCGATTACCCGTCCGTTCCTGGACGCTATTGTTACCACCCCCGGACGCCCGTCCTTCACCATTACTTTGAAAGATTAATCATCATGGCTTCAATTGACTTCAGTATTGACGATCTGCCCGTATCTTCCAACAACTTTGAACCTATCCCTGATGGCTGGTATGACGCCACCATTGTGGAAAGTTCAATGAAGGACACCAAGGCAGGCACCGGCGAGTACATTGCCGTGCGTTACAAGATCGACGGGCCGAGCCATCAGGGTCGCGCACTGTTTGGTAACTTGAACGTGAAGAACCCCAACCCGAAGGCTGAAGAGATCGGTCGCCAGCAGTTGGGCGAAATCATGCGGGCTATTGGTTTGACCAGGGTTTCTAACACAGACCAGCTTATTGGCGGTCAACTGTCGATAAAACTCGTCATCAAACGCGATCAACAGTATGGAGATGGCAATGAAATCAAAGGCTTCAAAGCAATAGCTGGCGTTGTCCGCACATCAAAAGCATCCGCACCCGCCACTTTGGCTAAAACCGCACCCCCTTGGAGCAAATAATGAAGATTCACTTTGACACTGCTGAGATTGAGCAGATTTTGATTGACCGGGCAAACGAATTGTGTATGACAGACAACAAGCCTTTCAATGCATTGCGGTTTGACTCTTACGCTTATGTTTCTGGCGTGAGCGTAATGCACGAGCCACCGGAAGAGCCGGTGCAGGCAGCGTTGGTTTAATCATTAGGACAAGACATGGCACTCATTCCCCCCCCAACTGACCTGATTGCTGAAGCAATCGATGCCCACCATGCGTCTAAGGTAGAACTTCCCCGCGCCCACCTGGGTGCGTCTATCCTGGGACATCATTGCGACCGCTGGCTGTGGCTGTCGTTTCGCTGGGCAGTCATCGAGCGCTTCAAAGGCCGTACCCTGCGCCTGTTTCGGCGTGGGCATAACGAGGAGGCGACTATCGTTGCCGACCTCAAGGCTATTGGGATCGAGATTCACTCGACCGAGGGTGGGCAAGCAAGGGTGGATTTTGGGTGCCATGTCGGCGGCAGTATTGACGGCATTATTGAGTCTGGCGTACCCGGTGCGCCGACCAAGCGTCATATTGCCGAGTTCAAGACTCATTCTAAGAAATCGTTTGACGATGTATTGAAGGTAGGCGTCGAGATTTCCAAGCCCATGCACTATGCCCAGATGCAGGCATACATGCACGGCACCCAGATTGACCGGGCTTTGTATCTGGCGGTCTGCAAGGACGATGACCGGCTGTACACCGAGCGGGTGCGCTATGACGAGGCCTTTGCGACCAAACTGATTGCCAAGGGGCACAGGCTGGTCATGGACAACCTTATCCCACCGCCGATCTCCACCAATCCTAGCTGGTACGAATGCAAGTGGTGCCCCGCGCATAGCTTTTGCCACGGGGGCCAGCAGATATCAGAGAAAAATTGCCGCACCTGTAATGAGGCATCGCCTGTCGCTGATGGCACATGGCATTGCTCCCAGTGGGACGCGACGATACCGCTCGAGGCCCAGGTCAAAGGATGTGAGCAGCACATGATTCATTGGGACATGGGGGCGAAGGTATGAAGCGCCGCCGCTCCCCCCTCATAAATGTCATCAGCAACCCGGTAACCCGTGCCATTGAAAAGGCAGCGATGAACCAGTTCGTGCTGGATTCCTCGATAGCTTTCTGGTCGATGCCAGAAGGCACACCATGCAAGTCCTTGCTGATAGGGGTCTCCAAAACCGTCATCAGCGCTATCAAGGCCATCGAGGGCATGGATGATCCCCACGGTATCGGCGACGATTTCCTGCTGTGCGTCGAGCAGATGATCGATGCCAGTGAGCGAGGCTATACGTGGCGAGTATCTGACGCTGCGGCGTTTGAGAATGCGCTACGTGCCGCTGTAGACATCTTGCAGGGCGTGTCCCCTGTTGAGATGTTGGACGCGACAGTGTGGGTGAACCAGTGTGGGAGTGTGTTGGCATGAAGCGACATTTATTGGACATTTATGCATTACAATAACAACATTCTCACTTAATAAAGAAATGATCATTATGGGCAAGCCAACAATTAACATGATCGGATTTAAATCCAACCGATGGGTTGTCGTATCCGAAGCATTAAAGCCATCCGATGCAAAAAGAACTGGTAAGTTTTGGAATTGCATTTGTGAATGTGGAACAGAGCGAATTGTCTATGGCGCCACGATCAGAAGCGAAAGCAGCAAATCGTGTGGCTGTCTTAAAGCAGAGAAAAGTTCAATTGCCATGAAAGCCATGAGGTTGCGCCAATCTGGGTCTTTGCATGATCGTTTTTTTTCTCGTTTTGTCAAACTTGATAACGGCTGCTGGCAATGGAGATCACACACTGACAAAGATGGTTATGGCGTATTGCCTGGGGATCGTCAAAACACAAGAGCACATCGACTTTCTTATGAAATTCACATTGGGCAAATTCCAGATGGATTACTTATTTGCCATCATTGTGATAACCCAGGTTGCGTTAATCCAAAACATTTATTTGCCGGGACATCAAAAGATAATGCTCAAGATGCATTACAAAAAAAACGTAATTATGTTGGTTGCAAAAATGGACGATCAAAGTTAACTGAAGAAAACGTCAAAGAAATATTCAACTCCATTTTGAATGGTCAGCAATTAGCAAACAAGTTTAATGTTACTAGATCAACAATAAACAATGTCAGAAGAGGCGACACATGGAAAAAATAAAACTTAGGGAATATCAGTTACGCTGCTTGTCAATGCTTTACGAATGGCTTGAAAACAATAAAGGTCATCCATGCATTGTGTTGCCAACCGGAAGCGGTAAAAGCATTGTTATTGCTGAACTTTGTCGCAGAGCAATTACCGAATGGCCCGAAACACAAATCGTAATGCTTACCCGTAGCATTGAACTTATAAACCAAAATGCCGAAAAACTTAAAACAATTTGGCCTGATGCTCCGATGGGAATTTATTCGGCAAGTGCAGGAAAGAAACAATTAGGTGAGCCAATTACTATTGGTGGGCCTCTTTCAATTGTTCGGGTAACAAAAAAAATAGGTCATTGCGATTTATTATTAGTAGATGAGGCACATGACATTTCCCACAAAGATGAAGGTAGCTATCGAAAAATCATCAATGATCTGATGGCAATTAATCCATCAATGCGCGTAATTGGTTTTACTGCTAGCCCTTTCAGATTGGGGCATGGTCTTATTACAGACAAACCGGCTATTTTTGATGCTTTAATTGAACCAGTTAGCATCGAAGAACTTATTTTTAAAGGATACCTTGCAACACTTAGAAGCAAAAAAACCAACTTTAAACTTGATATTAGTGAAGTACATAAACGAGGCGGCGATTTTATTGAATCTGAACTTCAAGCAGCAGTTGATACGTCAGACAATAACGAAGCAATGATTGATGAAGTTATTCAACAAGCTGGAAATAGAAAAAGTTGGATGTTCTTTGCAACTGGTGTAAAGCATGCTGAAAATCTTCGTGATATTCTTTTGAATCGAGGAATATCTGCTGTATCCGTAACTGGTGACATGAGCAAGATTGATCGAAAGCAATCAATTTCTGATTTTAAATTAGGAAAAACAACAGCAATTACACAAGTTGGATGTTTAAATGTTGGCTTTGACCATCCTGACATTGATTTGCTTGTCATGGCTAGACCAACTATGTCCCCAGGACTATATTTACAACAAGCCGGTAGAGGCTTGCGCCCCAAATCCCATACTGACCATTGCCTTGTGCTGGATTTTGCGGGTGTGGTGGCGACTCATGGGCCGATTACTAATGTCCAGGCACCTAAGAAGGCCGGTGAAGGCAATGGTGAAGCCCCTGTTAAGGTTTGCCCGCAGTGCGATGAACTCTGCCATTGCGCGGTCAAGGTCTGCCCAGCTTGCGGCTGGACGTTTGAAGTATTGCCACCGCCCAAGCTCGAGCTACGCGACGACGACATCATGGGCCTGCAAGGCGCTGACATGGAAGTCACCCGCTGGCAGTGGCGCAAGCACATCAGCTACACCAGTGGTAATGAAATGCTTGCCGTGACATACTACGGTTGTCTTTCCGATCCCACCATTACAGAATATTTTGCTGTGCTGAACAGCGGCTATGCTGGCGAAAAGGCCAGGAACACATTGGCCTCAATCATGTCAAAAGCTAATGCCAACTGGATTCCAGTTGAATCTGGAGGCCTTGAGGAATTCAGCGCCGGGATGAACATTAGCCAACCGCCGGCCAGCATTGAATTCAAGCGTGATGGGAAATTTCATCGAGTGATTAGCCGCAAGTGGATACATGACCCCTACACGAATCCCGACAGAACACGAGGAGCAGCGCGAACTGGTGCGCTGGATCAGGCAAGGCTTTGATGCGCGGGTCTTTGCGATCCCCAACGGTGGCTTGCGCGGTATCGCCGCCGCAGGCAGGCTAAAGGCCGAAGGAGTCAGTGCAGGAGTCCCTGACCTTTTCGTGCCAGCCTGGACGCTCTGGATCGAAATGAAGCGTACCAAGGGCGGTGCGGTCTCGCCAGAGCAGCGAGATTGGCATAGCCACCTGCTGGCTATCGGTCACAAAGTGATAGTTGGCCGAGGCTTTGAAGATGCCAAGAAAAAGATCTTAGAACTAGGGTTTGTCCCTACTAAAGTGACAGGACACAATGGGTAAGATGGCTTGCCGGAATAGCCCGGTTCACATGACATGTTAAGAAAAGAGGGAATTTTATGCACTTCTGCTTCAACTACACCATCTACGACCTTGAGCTTGCCTGCGTGTGCGAGTACACAGAAGAGTGGTATCAAGACAACGAATGCCTGATGAGCTTTGTCTCGGCCCACCTTGGCGATGCCGACCTGACGGAACTGATCGATTCCTACGCCAAATCCAAAATTGAAGACGCTGCCTGGGAGGCATACAGCAAATGAAACCAGCTACCGCAAACGAACGTAAGCAGGCCGAGCGCCAACGCTATAGGGATGCAGGCCTTATCGCCGTCACCGTTTGGGTCAAGCCTGCAAACCGTGAACTCATCAAGACACTAGCAAAGGACATGAAATGACAACACCTTACAACACCGGCAAAGTAAAGATTGGCCTTGCATACCAGCGCAAGATTGAATACGCCACTGATGCATATTTGCAGCGGGCATTGCTCGAGGAGGCCGCAGACCGTCAGCATATTACGGCGGTGGCCTTTGTCATGGCTGCAGTGTTTGCATCGGCTGTAGCAATGATTCTGGTCTATACATGAAATGCCCTATTTGCCACGCCTGGGCCTTGGTCAAGAAGACCGAGCAGCGGGCAAATAACGTAACTCACCGCCGCTATGAATGCGGCAATATGCACAGATTCTCAACGGAGGAAAAATGCCTGCAAAACAAATCGGCGGCACTCACTACAGCAAGCTGAAGATTCAGCCTGTGCTATATATCCATGCAAATGGCATCGGATTCTGCGAAGGGAATGTTATTAAGTACGTCACCCGCTGGCGCGACAAAGGCGGCATTGCTGACCTTGAGAAAGCCAGACATTACATTGATATGTTAATTGAATTGGAAAAGACATGAATAGCAAC